CAAAACAAGTATCTAAACTTAATAAAGACTTCTTCAGCGGCAAAGACTTGTATACGGTGATTAGCGATGAACGATGATACAGAAACATATACAATTGACCTTGGATCAAGTACAGATACCTTACAATCAATTTATACTAGCGACTCATTGTATACTGATAACAGTATTACTATAAACACTTCTAGTTGGGACGACAGTTTTACTACTGATCCTTCATCAATTTATACTACTGGCATAACCAATAGCGATGTTTGTATCGAAGGTGAATTAAAAGTAGGTGGTGTAGACGTTATGCAGTCTATTAAAGATCTGCAACGTGTACTAGGTGTTGTAAGTAGAGATATTGAAAAAGAAGAAAAGTATGCAGGACTAAAACGTGCCGCAGAAGCATACGAACACGAACTAGCAAAAATTGAAACATTAGAAACTATAAAGGGTTCAACCTAATGCTAAACTTTTTTAAAGGACGTAAACGTGTAATTAAAGACAGAGACAGTAATGAACCATACTTAGTTCGCTACTATCTTTTCTTAAAAGACAGAAAGAACTTTCCGTTTAATATCACATTACACAAAGTTTTAAAAAGCGATGAAGATGTTCTCCATGATCATCCATGGAGTTATGCAACATTAATTCTTAAAGGTGGCTATTGGGAAAATCTTCCTATATATGCTCGTGAAGGACATGTATGCGGTTCCCATAAAGTATGGAGAGGACCAGGACACTTTCGATATCGTAAGTCAGATGACTTACACTTTTTAGAATTAGAAAAAGACGCCAATGGAAATGAGATTCCTTGTTGGAGTTTATTTTATATGGGTAAGAAAGCCAAGAGTTGGGGATTTTTACCTTGGGTTAAAAATACCGGTTATCGGTGGATAGATAGTGAGACATATCTCACTAAGGATTAATATAATGAGTCAATATGATGATGTTGTTGAAAGGCAAAGAGTGAAATTGGAAGCAGAAGTTTGGGCCAAACAGGTTAAATCTATACATGCACATACTACAAAAAGTATGTGGTATGAAACCAATCCTGAAGATTTTGAACACGGGCCTGTAACTGATGTTGAATACAATAGTGGTGTTATAGAAAGAACACTTGGAAATGGTGCTAAAAGAACAATTGGCAAGAGATTAAATTCAGATGAGCTAGTTGATGAATATAAAAGGAATTCTGTTTGAAACATACTAATTACTTTAATGGAGACATACAAACGTATGACGACATATTTACAGAACAGCAACTAAATGCAATCGCGGCTGAAGTTACAACACTGAACTATGGCTATGGAAGTATTGATCAAATGTCATTACAAAACTTTCAAGCACCTACTGGAATGGTTAACGTAGGTAAAGGTAACGACAATTGGTACAAAGTAGTTGAAGACTATTGCCGTAAAAATATTCCAGAACTAAAAGATATTCCGGAAGGTAGGCATCACGTTAATTTATTTGGACCACGTGAAAATGCAATGTATCACGAAGATTCTGAAGATGGCTGGACCGCTATTTTTTATGCAAACCAGTATTGGGATATAAACGAAGGTGGCGAAACTAAATTTATAATGCCCGCTGATATGTTAGATGCTAGTAAAGAAATTAAAACGGACACATTAGATTATCCTGTTGTACTTTCAATAGCACCTATACCAGGAAGATTAGTAATATTTAAAGGTAACTTACTACATTCAGCAACTGGGTTTAGAAACACATGGCGTTTTACACCTACTATACAATTTTATAAGACCGGAGATAAAGAAGAATGAAGAAACATTATTACACATGGGGACACGTTGAAAAAATGTGTATAGATATCGCAATGCAGATGCAGAAAGATAACTGGAAGCCAGACTACATTGTAGGTATTACACGTGGTGGTAATGTACCTGCTACAATACTGTCGCATATGTTAGGCGTTCGCTGTGAAGCACTTAAAGTAGCATTACGTGACGGCGATAGTTATCAGGAAAGCAACTGTTGGATGTCTAGTGATGCGTTTGGTTACATTGACGAAGAAGAACGTGCTGTAACTAAAAGCCGTTGGGACGTTAACAAACGTAAAAACATTTTAATTGTAGATGATATTAACGATACAGGTGCAACACTTGAGTGGATCAAACAAGATTGGCAGGCAAGTTGTTTACCTAACGAAAGTAGTTGGGGTACTGTATGGAATAAAAATGTAAGATTTGCTACACTAACTGAGAACCTTGCAAGTAATTTTGATGGTGTTGATTATTCAGCACACGAAGTTAACAAAGCAGATGAAGATATTTGGTTAGTTTATCCTTGGGAAATAGTAGGCACATATGATGCATGATACATTAGAAAAAGCTCAACAAGAAAGTAGAGCACCATGGAGTAATGTTTTTTTAGACACTAGAGACTTTGTAGTGTTTGAAGATAAGTATCCAGTAACCGAAGGACACTTATTAGTAGTACCAAAAGAAGCAACACAAGACGAAATTAATAAATGTTTTAAGTTTGCTTTATCAATGGGCAATGACAATGTTGAGTCAGATAAGACTACCATAACAGGTTATAACATTGGCCTAAATATAGGTACTAGTGCGGGACAGACAGTTATGTATCCGCATGTACATTTAATCTTCCGTCGTGATGGAGACATGGAAGATCCGAAAGGCGGCGTACGGGGCGTCATTCCATCTAAACAAAAATATTAAAAGGAAAGGAACTATGGACTTGAAGGAACAAATGATTAAGGCGGCAAGACTACACGCTGAAGCGGAGATAGAATTGCACAAAACTAACATTGAAGTATACATGCAAAAAGTAGTTGGCATTGGTGAACATTCGGATATTATCGAAACTATCCAAAAAGAACTAGATGCCATGGCTTCTGCACATGATCGCTTAGAAATGTTAGAAAAGTATTTTGGATAAAATACTTGACAAAAACCTAAATACAATGTATAATGTAAGTTATATTGTACATTGTATTTTTAACGGCAATCCACTGCCTAAACATCGGAGAATAAAAAAATGGATAAATCCAAAGAGATAAAGGCCCGTTTGCAACAAGCAAACAAACGCTTCTGGGCAGGCGACAATATTTCAGACTATATTAAAGACGGCGAAAAGCAAATACTAATTGATGAGCTTGCTGTTAAGTTTGAAGACGTATTACAAGGTCTTGTAATAGATACAGAAAACGATCCTAATAGTAACGGCACAGGTAAACGTCTTGCAAAGATGTATATCAACGAGCTAATGGCAGGACGTTATGAAGCAATGCCTGCGGCAACAGCATTTCCAAATGACAGCGATGATCGTTATGAAGGTATGTTAGTTGTGCGTAGTGAACTTACAAGTATGTGTTCACATCATCATCAGATTGTTAGAGGTGTAGCATACATTGGTATTATTGCATCAGACAAACTGATTGGTTTAAGTAAGTATACACGTATTGCACAATGGTGTGCTATGCGAGGTACACTCCAAGAAGAACTTGCAAATGACATTGTACGTGAAATACAGAAGGCAACAGGTGCAGAACACTTAGGTGTGTATGTACAAGCAACACACGGTTGTGTTGAAAACAGAGGTGTTAAGGCACATAGTAGTCTTACACAAACAACTGTATTGAAAGGCGCATTTAAAGATGACGCAGGAACAAAGAAAGAGTTTATGGATAATATTAAACTACAACAATCATATGCTTGTGATAGATAGGAATAGATTATGAAACTTAGATATTCAGAAGCATTTTATAGTGTGCAAGGCGAAGGCAAGTTTGTAGGAGTACCTAGTGTATTCTTACGTACCTTCGGTTGTAACTTTCGTTGTATGAACTTTGGACTAGAACGTGGAACACCTGCTAGAGCAGACGGTGTAAAACATAATCCTGAAGTAAAAGAATTACTTGACAGCAATATAATTAACACTGTTGAAAAGTTTACAGACTTACCTGTAATACATACAGGCTGTGATACATATGCAAGTATCTATCCAGAATTTAAAAAGTTTATGATGGATAGAACTGTAGATGAAGTAGTTGAACACTTATTGAGTTTGACTCCTAACGGACAGTGGACATTAGATAATGGACAAGATATTCATTTAATATTCACAGGCGGAGAACCTTTGTTAGGGTGGCAGAGATTCTATGCAGAGCTATTAGAACACCCGCAGATGAGAGACTTAAAAAATGTTACATTTGAAACAAATACTTCGCAGAAGTTACGACCTGATTTCAGAGACTATCTTAACAATCAAGACAGATTTGAAGTCACTTGGAGTTGTTCCCCAAAACTTAGTGTCAGCGGAGAACGCTGGGAGGATGCTATTAACCCTGATATTGCTAGTGAGTATTTCAGTGTTCTTAATAGTAAACTTTATCTTAAGTTTGTTGTGGCTGACAGCATTGACGTTGAAGAAGTTAAAAGAGCTGTTACTGAGTATAGGAGCGCCGGGGTCGACTGTCCGGTATATCTTATGCCGCTCGGAGGACGCTCTGAAGAATATAAACTTAACGTTAAGGAAGTGGCTGAATTATGCATGGCGCAAGGATGGAGGTTTACACCAAGACTCCATATCGACCTTTTCGGCAATGCATGGGGGACTTAGTCGAGGTGAACTTGATAGGTACCATAATGAACAACACCGACGTGCAATGAATGCACCAATCGAAACACCAGAGCATAGAGCTCGGAAGGCAGGACTGTAAATGAAAGATATAATTAATAAATTAAATCCTTTTGCTACAAAAGAAAAAACTGTAGAAAATGTAAAAACTACAGAACAAGAGCGTAGAGCTATTCTTGATAAAGAAAAAGCAGCCGCTACAGCAAAAGGCGAACCTTGGGTTGCTGTACTAGATACACAAGTCAATCCTGAAAACATTAGAAATGGGTTTTTTGAACTTGATTGGAATAACGAGTTTATTGAACAACTTTTGGATGCAGGATATAAAGGCGAAACTAACGAAGAAATTATTGATAAATGGTTTAGAAGTATTGTAATTCAAATGCTTGAAGAAGAAGGCCAAAGTATTGATAGAGATATGGGCTATATTAACGTAGTTCCGTTAGATAAAGACAAAAGCGAAGTATCTTAATGCTTGACTTTGTATGTAAAAGAGCGTACAATATAGTTATTAACACAACACTAAAGGCAATATAATGGCAACTTATGTATTAGTAGATACAGCAAACACTTTTTTTAGAGCTCGACACGTAGTTCGTGGCGACTTAGATACTAAAGTAGGCATGGCTTTACACATCACACTTAGTGGTGTTAAAAAGGCATGGCAAGACTTTGAAGCAGATCATGTTGTATTTTGTTTAGAAGGACGTAGCTGGCGTAAAGACTTTTACGAACCTTATAAGCGTAATAGACAAGTTGCACGTGATAAGATGACTGTTACTGAGTCTGAAGAAGATAAAGTGTTTTGGGAGATCTTTGACGAGTTTAAAGACTTTGTAGATACTAAGACTAATTGTACAGTTATGCGACATCCGCAATTAGAAGCAGATGATCTTATTGCAGGTTGGGTACAATCACATCCTAATGATAATCATGTTATTATTAGTACTGACGGTGACTTTGCACAACTTATTGCACCTAACTGTAAACAGTATAACGGCATACAAGACGTTACAATTACACACGAAGGTTACTTTGACAAGAAAGGTAATCATGTAATAGATAAAAAGACTAAAGAGGCTAAGCCTGCGCCTGACCCTGCATTCATGTTGTTTGAAAAGTGTATGCGTGGCGACACTAGTGATAATGTGTTTAGTGCATATCCAGGTGTACGTAAGAAAGGCACTAAGAACAAAGTAGGTCTTATAGAAGCGTTTGAAGACAAAGACAGCAAAGGCTTTAATTGGAATAACATGATGTTACAACGTTGGACTGATCATGAAGGTGTAGAACATCGTGTACTAGATGACTATACACGTAATGTTACATTATGTGATTTGACTGCACAACCTGCAGACATTAGAGAGATAATTAATAACACTATTGCAGAAGTAGAACCTAAAGAAGTATCGCAAGTTGGTATGCGTCTTATGAAGTTCTGTGCTAAATGGGATATGCAACGTATTGCAGATCAAGCGGCACAATTTGCAGAACCATTACAAGCGAGGTATCCACAATGAGCGTAAAT